GCTACTCCCTATCAAATATTATAATGGCAAGATGTCCTTCACTGACGTTGAATTCGGGATCCACTGGCGTCATGAAGGCGATGACTTGGTGATGTGCATGCCTGACAGCTCATTCAACTACAGACACAAGAGGTCAACCATAGAGCAGTGGATGACCCAAGGGGCTTACAATGCCAAAGACTTTAACTTGACTTTTGAAATAATGAGAAATTATGGGCCTCTATGCTTCATCAAGATTTGCAGAGTTTATCATGGTGGAGTCATAAGCCGCACTTTACGACAACCTAGAAATTTGGTCAAGATACCTGACTTCACCTCTGTGCTGCCCATAATCAAGAAGCTCACTTCCACCTATTGGTACGAGGTCTATACACCTGATAAATTCTATGAAATTTTCAAGGATATCAAGACATATGACGTCCCGCCACGTATGGCCGAGCAGTCAGCTGGTTGGCTGTTCAATAGAGATCACAAATCCGTCACTCTTAATCATACAGGGTCATATCTATCTGGCCTCCAGTATCAAGTCACCGTCCGGGAATGGTGCTTGCAGGAAGGTTTCCAGCTGCCTCCCGAAGAGCACGAGGGTCTGGCCACTGCTCTGTTGATTAGAGCCATGATCATAAGATGGAAGAGCAGCCAGATGATTAGTTATTTGATTCAAGACATCCAGAAGCACGAGAAGGACGACTTTTGGCACCATATGACTAAGATACTCAATTCCATATCTTCGCCTTGGACTAAGTCAGGTTGGCGTAAGCTAGCCAGCAAGAACAAGGACCAAGAGATTCTCAACATGAGTGACGCCCACTATTTCTTGTACTGCATACTTAAAATGCACGGCGAACAAGCTGAGGTTGAGAATGTGGTTTTGCATGAAAAGCAAACCGCCTACCTAGGTCACCTCATACACGACCGTGTTGCCACTTTCGACCCTGACGACGCAGGGTATTGTTACCATCAGTGTGCCAACTTTGAGCACGGAGAGTGGCCTAACTTGCCTCCAAATCCAACAGTGGGTCAGATATTGGAATATGAAGCTGAGCATGGGTTCAGTAACAGCATAGAGTTCAAAAATGGCCATGCCACAGTCGAGTTCAGGACTGCCGATGCATGCGAGCACATGGTTCGTTTTGAACCCAAGTTAAGGAAGACACAGCCATGTGACACCCCCCTCATCGAAGAGTTTAAAGAAAACCTGAGGGATTACTATTATGACGACGGAGAGAATAGGAACTTGATCAAAACCGAGAGCTTGCGTCGCCTATTTTCTGACATAAAGTATTGGACCAACGCTTGTGCAGGCCCTGGGAATGACAGCATCCTTTTCCCCTTTTACGCTGAACATTGGTATAGAGCCAACGGCCTAGGCATACTCCGTGCTACAACACTTCACAAGTCTAATATCGTTTTTTACAACAAAAACGTGAACTGTGTGGAGTGTCTCAAGACAGCTCGAGGTCTATTGTACTGCGACTTTGGTGTCGAAGAGGAAGAGGCCCCAGAGAGGGTGACTCACGCTCTTAAGCAGATCAGAAAGTCCGGCAAGCGGTTCATCTTTAAGATACAGAATTTTTACAAGACTGTTAATGCTTCAGCCGAACTTGACAAGTTGATTGGCGACCTAGCCATTATCAAAGTCACTGGCGCCTCGCCCTGGGAGCGGTTTGTCACAAATGCCATCAAAGACGACGTCCACGTCACTCTCTACAAGAAGGAGATACGAACCGTCTGGAGACCCTTCAAGAATAGCCCAGAGTGGTCCGACAGAAGTTACATTGAGACAAAGAAGTATGTAGTGAAACGCTGCATGATAACTCATGGCCGGAAGTTCATAATGACAAGAGATAACATCATCATCTCACATGAAGACTTCCGAGAGGAGCCGCCGTCCTACAAGGCGGCAACATGGTCAGCTCCCGAAACAGAAATTGAGGACAATGTGACGCCTTGCAGCTCCGCTCCGGAAGAGGAAAAGTCACCTCAAGATGACTCCCAAAGTGAAGATGAAGAAGACGAAGAGGAAGATCTCATTGACTTTTCAACAGTGGAAGTGCCTCAAGTTGAGTCATCAACTGAGGATAAAGTCGATGGGGACTTGGTTGAAGACAAGCAGCCGCATAGCGAGCAGGATGACCTACCAATATTTGTGCTACCAGACAGGAGGATAGAATATGATCTTGGAGCGGTTAAGTTCACCGAGGGGCAACTCAAGCACAACGAACCTGTGAATTTTTCCGTATACCTAACAAACCCTGAAGACGAGCTCAAATTCGACGAGGATGGTGGTGAGTATGAAACAGAGATTGTCCACGCGCTCCTCTTGAAAGACATGTGGAAAGAGAAAAAGCTCAGGCTCAAGCGCAAACTCCTCTACACTTTGATCTGGATAGGAAGCGCAATAAAGCGCCTAAAACCTACGAGAAAGCAAGTGGAGGGTTGTAATCTCTGCTTATGTGAGATCGGCAAATGTACACATCCGTACAGGTTCCCGTCCGCCATGGCTGGCAAAATCATCTCGTTCGACCAGCTTCCAGAACACAAGTATTATTACGGTCACTGGCGCGGGAACGTTTACGTGCCTAAGCTGCTCAAAGAGGTTAAACCGTCCAAGCATGT